GATGTTAACACCACGATCCAGCCAGCATGTGCGAGACATCAACCCATAATACCATATTTTCTGATCATAGTTGTATGTGACGTAGCTGTCGTTCTCACTGCTTGAGCCGGATGGATAGAACCAAGTTACCTCAGAAAAGGCAGTATTAAGGCCAGCAGTTACCTTCTCAAGTTGATCGTTATTGATGTTAGAGAACACATAATCACGAACTGAGCATGGGATACGTTGGACTGCACCGCCGTAAGCGTAAAACTCCTCAGCGCCCATCCAGAATACATTATCTTCGACGGCAATAGCGGCCAGTGGGCTTGCAATCGTGATATTCTCTGAGATTGAGTTAATACCGAATGTGTATGGGGGTCCAAGGTACTGCATTGCGTGCAGAGAAGTATCAGTAAATACAAGGACTTGCTGACGAGTTTCAAGGGCTGTGATAATCTTGGACCCTGAACCGATACGCAAGTCGCCTGCGGTGTTGCTCAAAAGTGATTGCCATTCAAGGATGTTTTCTTGGTCGGAGAATCTAATAAGTAGAGGGTCTTGCACGCCCGGATTTAGCTCGGAGTCGCATCCAAAGGCAATAACATGCCTGTCTATATCAGATACAAGAACTTGTTTGGCTACTGTTGGAACTTTATTTGCTCCTGCTATGGAGGCAATCTCAATAGCTCTAGTGCCTACTCCGTTTGTCTTGTCCCAATAAAATAAATCACCGTCACGCACGTTGAGCAGCAAGTCTTCACCAAAGTTGTCATGGGACCATATACGCAAAGTTTGCCCTGATGAGGTTAGGGCGGCACCTGAACCCCAAGCGCCACGGCTCCATGTACCAGCGCCCCAACCAGTTCCTGTAATGGTTGTATCAAGACCAGTGTTGATCTGGTATGCGCCAACGATAGAACCGCCGCCATTGCCAGAATCTGCTGAAGTTGCAAAAACATACGTTTGATTTAGGCCAGTAGTTGTTGTAATGCTGTTAATTGTGCTTACAGTGCGAGCTTCAATCTGGTAACTATTATCGTTTATACGCAGTGTTATTTGATACTCTTGATTGAGCACGTCTGCTGTAATTGCACCACCCAGTGATGCGGCTCCAGAAAAAGTCACAAAGTCATTTTCCAAAGCGCCGTTGCCAGTGTCTGTCACGATAATTGTAGCGCAATTTACGGCGGCTCCAGAAGTATGCCCTGCTGCAATTGTTCCATTAACACCACGCGTACATCCGGTTAAGTTATTACCGCTCAAGCTGGCATATGTTATTATTTCGTTGCCAATTTTTATTCTGCCAGAAGATGGGAAGCCAGAAGATGATGTTAGAGGAATCACAGAGTCAATAACGGCTACATTAGCAGAAATGGTGTTGGCGCTTGCATCGAATGTAACATCACCAGCCGAAGTGGTTGTGCGAATTGGCGTAATGTCGTTATAACCACCTCCTTCGTTAATGTAGTATTTGAGGTGTGTACCAACGCCCAAGTAATTCGTGCCATCTAGCGCCACCCAAGGGTGAAGTGCGCGACAAGTCCCTAAAAACGTTGTAGTAGATGATTTTATCCAGCCGCCTATCTTTTCAGGATACCCAAAGCGAAACCGAACCTTGTCCATGTCAAACCAACCACCTTCGTTGCTATACGAAGTGGTTTCACGGTTGATACCGGGGCGGAATTGAAGTTTCTGTAACGGCATCAGCAATCTCCAGTTGGAGTTATTATACACAAAAGTTCGGTTTGCACCAGTGTTAGGTTTAAACCGATAAATTGTTCGAGTTATCTAATTTTTACAAATAAACCGAACAAGTTACAGCATAAGCTCAAAATGAGGCCCGTCAATAAACGCGCGGCGATTCTGTGAGCGGCGCTCATCAACGTAACTATTCATAGCATCTTCCATAGTGCCCCCGTGGAACTGAGCTATGTTTGACACTGTCCATGCAGCGCCCCAGCGAATTGGAACGTCAACTTCACGAGCAGCCTCGGCCATAGCGTCCGCAATATCGTCGTACAAATTTAATTCCCAAGATGCCCTTGATCCAATATAGGCCATTAAATCAACGGCATGGCCGTCAAGGTGCTTACTTTTCATGGTTTGAGACGCGCCTTTTTCGACCAAGGCTCGTTGCTCTTCCAGAGTTCTCATGCCGCAGATAACCCCGAAGTCGGTTTTTGTGGCATTTATGGCATGTCGGACAACAGCTTGTAGGCGCTCATCTACGCCTTCAAGTCGATCAAGACTGCGTTGTGATAGTTTATACATTACTATTTACCCTTCTTTTTATCCATGAAGCCTTCAGCCGCACCTGCGCCAAAGTAAAACGTGAGAATAACAATCATTGCCCATCCGATCTGAAAGTCCTCTAGCACCTGATTGATCTTATCGGCGTCCGTCACTCTATCCATTAGTGTGAACGCAAGCACCAGCCCAAAGCAGGAGAGGTACGTGAACGTAAACGAAAAGGCGATGATGCGCTGCGCCAGCTTGAACGGAGCGTAGGCGTTCATCACGTCAACTTTTGCTTTGGTCTTCGCCGCAATTTCTTCTTCCGTCGAGGTGTGAAAGCTGTCGATCAGGTCAATGCCGGATTTAATCACGTCACCTGACCCGAATATTTTACCTAGTATTCCCATTACTCTTCCTCCAAACAAAACTTACAGAACTCAGCACGAGATGGGCCGCCGCAGCTAACACACTTCAACAAGTTGTTGGCTTTGGTGCGATCTTCCGCTCGTCTACGCTCGTCATTGGTCATAGGTCGTATATACATCCGGTCAGTCATATTTCCTACCTTTGATTTGCGGCAAGTATAGCCGCGCCCCAGAATAAACCGCCTGTGCCGATTGCGAAAAGCAGCACGGCGATCACAACAGTTAAAAAGTAAAAGTTTCGGTCCCTCTTTGCGGCCTCCGCTTCAAGGAATTTTCTTCGCCGCGTCCTTGCTGCGGCCTGCTCGCGCACAACAGTTTCCCACATTCCGGGAGGACCGTAGAGCCGACAATCTGAGCGAAGTTTATCTATAGCTTGTTTGTGGGCTATCTTGGCAGCGGCTATGGCGTAGCCCTCTTGCTCGGTAGAAGTGAGGCGACCCAGTGGGCCTTTGTGCTGGCCCCGTTCTGCAATGGCAATATCTGCTTCTAGCTTGGCTAGTTTACCAAATGCAGGCAGGACAGAGCCTACATCGCGACCTGCTTGAACGGCACTACTTATACTTCCGGCGATGGTGCTAACGGCGCTAGCGAGGGCTAAAACTTCGATCATAAAACATCACCCCTCTCTACCTACCTAGCCATAAGTTTATCAATCTTCTCCTCAAGCCGATCAAACTTATTCATAATTTGCGAAAGAACCTGATTACTGTCGGCCTTACTAACATAGTCTTTGGCCAGTTCTTCGCGGGTTCTATTGAGTAGGATACGGACGCGGTCAAGCTCCTCTTTTTGTGTTTTAATCCACCAGCCAAGACCGCTGATTACTACGGCAAAAAGTATATTCAAGATCGCGTCCATTTCCATTAGTTTACAACTTCCGTTTCTTCTGCCGAAGTTTCAAGAGATTCTGTCAGCATATTCATAAACGCATCCTTTCCAACCATTAGCTGATCTAAGTTAAACTGAGCCGAGCCAATCTTCTGTTGCAGCGAGTTGATGTGATTAATCATCACCTTCTGCTGATCGGTTAGCTGGTCTTCAGTGTAGTCAACATTGTTGATCGTAATAACCTTTTTGTCTTCAGCCATTGTGATCTCCTTCTTCTAGGTTAGGACCACGGAACTCCGTCCGCAGTCGTTGGGTTAATCTGCGCATCAATCTTACTTGCGATAGACGCTTCGGTGTCCGCTTGACTTACCTCTTCCCAAATCCAGCCTTGGACTTGAGCTTCAGTTAGGTCAGCGTATGCGGTAAAGTCGGGGCTTGAGGCGTCATATGTAAAGCCACAAGTGCCATAGGACGATGCTGAGTATTCCCCATCAACGCCATTGCAACGCCAGTGTGCAACGTACACACCTCCGTCAGCAATCTCGTGTTCAAGTGTTGGGATAGTCCAAGCGTAAGTGATAGCCATGGTTAAACCTCCTGTGCTTCTAGATGTGCAGCATAGGCCGCTTTAACGGCGTCTGTGTGTACCGCAGCGCAAATGGCCTGCACCTCAGTGCTTTCACCTGTAACGTCATCGGCGGGAGTGACGACATGACGTGAGAAGCTACGGCTAATCTCAACATCGTCACGCTTAATGACCGCTGCTGTGCGAACTTGTATCAATTTCAGTTCGCCGACTACTTCGATTTTGTCTTGTACTATTTCTTCTGTAAGTGCCATCGGTTTATCTCCTTTGATGGTTATGGACTGACTACCCTGTAATCCAACAGGGGTGGTTACGCTACTTGATACCCTATAGAAATATACAAATCCGCAGTTCCAGACGTAAGTTGACTTACCGTAACAATATCTGTTCCAACATTGTCGCCCCACTCACGAATATGTATCCTCGGCTGAGTTTCTGATATTACTGGGGTAAGGTTTGGAACTGTTGCGCTTAGATCAATAAGTGAGGCCCACATCGAACCCTGCCAGTTTACAGAACCAGTAACACTCGCCGCCGCATAAGGAAGTCCCGTGATACGCATATCATTTGCCCCCGTCATACCCGTTGTGTTTATGTTGGTAAGTTCAATGGTAAGGTTCACCCAGTCACCGACCCTAATATAATAACCATATGAGCGAAGTGTAGTGGCTGCGGTACCCGCAGTGGCGTCATCCCTTACGATAGGCACGAAACTCCCTCGCTCGTACATATCCAAGGTGTTGCTTTGGGTAGTAGTCGGGCTGAGTGAGCCGCCATCGCCGAAGACTACACCGCTTGAGAGGTAGAGGTTTTTCCAAGCTCGGCCATTCCCACCTAAGTCTACTTCTCCATTACTGTCAGTACCTCCACCAGCACCAGTAGGTATAAACTCAGGAACGCTACCACGGAGGCGAACACCGTGGTCGCCTGAAGATAAAAACAGATCACCACTTCTTGCCCCAATACTCCCCACCGTGTCGCCGTCTTTGCGGAACATGAGTATTTCACCGTCTGAGGTAAGGCGGTTTAGCTGAAGCGCAAAGTTACCATCACGGTTAATAGTAGAACGTCCGTCACCTGCTAAGTATATACCAGCAGCACTATCGCTTGCGGTAGTCTGGCCCACAAGCAGGTTGCCTGACGAGTCGATGCGCATACTCTCCGACCAAGTGATAGCAGCATCCGCAGAACCAGAGGCGGCAGTGCGCCATAGATGTGCCCCGTTTACTTGGATA